TCCCACACGTTAATACCGTTAAACACCGCAGTATTTGCGTAGAACGAGCCTGCGTAGTCTCGTTGGACAACTGTATTTGCAATGTTTAATGGTGAAATAATCGTTGAACCCGAGTTCACAGGATTAGCCCAAAAAGGAGCGGAACCCCCTCCGCTTGAAGACAAAATTTGACCGCTTTGCCCAGAATTTATCGTTGTTAATTGGCCATTTGCGCCGGTGACTACGGGCAAAAATGCGGTTGAGCCAATCGCACCCGCGTTGGTGATGTTGCCGTGCGTGTGGCTGGTCGGCGCTTTTCCGGCAAGGTCGCTTGTGAGGTTTGTCACCGCAGATTGTGCAACTTTATTTGCCGTGGTGATCTGCGCGAGCTTGGTGTCCGAGATGGCCGCACTGGCGGAGATGTCGGCATTGACGATGCCGCTGATGGTTGCCGCGTCAACAAGCTGGTGGATCGTGGCGGGCGTGACGAGTTCGCCGTTGGTGAAAGTTCTGCCTTTGGTGATGGTTGCCATGGTTAGTTAATGGTGCGGGTTTCGGTCTGGTCCATGCTGGAGCGTGCGGCTTCGAGCATGAGGGTGCGGAGGCTGGGGCGGCCGGAGGTGGTGCGGAAGCGGATGTCGAGCGCGGTGGCCTTGCAGCGCAGCGGGGCTTTGAGCGTGTAGCTCTCCTCCTCGCCGGTGGTGTTGGTGAGGGCGGCTATCTCGAAATCGTTGTCGTAGTCGGTGGTTATGGCATCCATCGCGCAGGCGGCATCCGGTGGCAGGAGCACGCTGGCCTTGGCGCGGAGGAGGCGCTTGGAGTTGAGCGAATGAAAACCAAAGCGCCGGGTCTCGAGGATGGCCTCCACATCGGTGTAGAGTTCCTCATTATTTGCAAAAGGCACATCGTCGCCGTATTCGTTTTCATCCAGGAGGAAGAGCGAGCCCGTGCGGGCGGCGGTGAAGAGGCGGCGCTGGCTCTCGTAGCCTGCGATGAGAAGCTCGTCGAGCGAGACGGCATAGGTGTCGCGGCTCTCCCAGGCTTGGTTGAGGGCGTTCCAGATGAAGAGCGCGTTGTTCGACTCCGTGGTGTCTCCGAGCGGCACAGCGAGGTAGTAGCGATTATTCCACCATTTCCCAGCGGCGGCGTAGGCGTAGTTGGTATTGATCTCGTCGAGCTGGTCGGCGATGGCATCCGAGAGTGGCTGGGTATTGGCACGCAGCTTAAGGTCGAGCTGGGTGTCGAGGCGGTAAACTCCCGCGTCGGAGAGGAAAAAGACAAACTGCCCGGCGGTGACTACCGAGCGCCGAGCCACACAGCCGATCTCGTCGGTGAGCAGGGTGAGGCGGGAAACGGCGGAGTCCACCGTGAAAATGTCGCCTGTCGCATTGCTGGTGTCGGTGAGGTTTGCCAGCCAGATGCTGTTGCGGAGGAATACCAGCGCCTGCCCCTCCACCCACGGGTGCACCGCCACCAAGTAATCGTTGCTTCCTTGGTTGGCGCGGAAGGATTGGAAAAAGGGATCGAACAGGTCGGGGTCCAGCACATCGGAGATAGCGACGGTGTCGCGGCCATCTGGGATCCACAGCCGGTTGCCAATGTAGGCCGCCCACGCGCAGGAGCGCAGGCGCTTATAGGTGACGCCCTCCGCAGGCACGCCCGCCTCGGCGCGAAGAAACTCGCCCGTCGAGCCATCCCACCACAGCGGAGGCTTGACGCGGCGTATGGCGATGCCAGCGGCAATGTCGCCCGCCGTTCCCGCAGGCACCTCAATAGTAAAAGAATTTGTCGAGGCCGAGAGGACATCAAATTCATGGCCCTGGAATGCCGCCGCGTTCCCCTCCTCGATCCGCACGCGCTGGCCGGCCGTATAGCCATGAGCGGTCACGAAGACCGTGGCCGTGCTGCCAGAGACTGCGATCCCGCTGGCGGTGGTGAGTTTATACCCCCACCCTGGCAGCGAGGAGTCCGCCTCGCGCAGGAGATAAAAACGGTTGAAAGCCTGGATGCAGGACACATCATCCGTCGGCTCCAATACCTCGTCCGAGGCCGTGCCATTTTCGGGATAATAAATCTCTTCGATAGCCGCACCCTGCCGGTAAAGAAAAGCCGAGAGCGGCCCGCAGAGGACTATGTATTCATTTGCATCGTCGTAGTTCGGAGAGGAAAAGACGCCACTGGACAAGATGCCTCCGCTGTAAACCGTGCGGATGATTGCCGCGTTGTTGAGCGCAAACGGCATCGTGAGCGGTTGCGTGCCGGAGCTTATGCCGTCGCCCAAGCGCTTCGCGCCTTTGCGGGTCTGCGCCACGCCTCGGTCGAGTCGCATGTTTTCGACATACTGGACCATACCAGGCTGGAGCTGGAGGGGATTCAGACGCGAGGCCATGCCGAGGAATCCGGCATCTCCTTCAGTTATGGTTTGGTCGTCTGGCATCTAATTTGATTATAGGGAGAGCTTGTCAAGTAGCGTTCGGATGGCGGGGGTGTAAATGCGGGGCTCGCCGTTCCAGCGGCAGCGGTCGGCGATGTGGGAGGCGCTGTGGCCTGCGTAGCGCAGGCAGGTTTGCCTGACTCGCTCGAGGAGGTGGGGCGGGATGCCTGAGATGCTGGTGAGCGCTTTGGACGGGGTGGCGGCAGGAGGTTTGGCGGCGATGGCGGCGGGCTTGTTGGCGCTGACTTGGCGGTAGCCGGTCTGGTAGAGAAGTTGGCGGCTGCCCTCTTGCCAATGGGGAAAGGTTTGCTTCTCAACGCTGCCGTTGCGCACTGCGGCACTGAGGATTTTGCCGACCTCGGACGGCTCGCAGTCGAGGTCCGCAGCGATTTCGTCGGCCGTGCTCCAGCCGGGGGGCAGGGAGTTGGATTTCTTGGCGACGTTTTTCCAGGTCATAGGAGTATGGGGGATGTGACGGTGCGGCCGCGTTTTTTGTCGAGGAGGAAAAAGGTCTGCGCGGGGGGCTCAAAGCTGGCTTTGATCGAGAGGGCGTAGGCGTTGTAGCCGATGAGGCTGCCGTTGCAGAGCCAGTGCCGGTTCTGCTGGTATTGGTGCCAGTGGCCAAAGAGATCAAGGTCGGCTCGGTTCGGCGACTTATTCCATGAAGCTATTGCCTTTTCGGTAGGGATCGTGAGGCCCCCGATGCCGCCTTGAAATTTAAGCCCGTCGCCATGGTGAAAGCGCAGGCGGCGGTCATAGACCGTCATAAAGTTAAAATAGCTGTCGGCGATCTGCCATTCGATTTGCTGGTCTCCGTGGAAGCGACCTTCGAGGATGCGGTAGAGGAGCCATTCGTAGCTGTGCGCGGCTCCAGTGGCGTGCCGGGGCTTCACGGTGGTTCGTCCGTGGTTCCCGTAGCTGGTGGGGATGAGGATGCGCTTGAAGTGCGGTTTGAGAGTGGCGAGGCCGTCTGCGATGCGGTCTTGCAGCCACAGGATGACTTGCGTGGGGGTCTTGCTGTTCGACTCGGCAAGCTCTTCGTGGATCATGCCCGTCATGAGGTCTCCGCCGAGCCAGAGGATGAGGTCGTCGATTTTGGCACCGTGGCGCTCGATCTCGGTGAGGCGGCAGATGGTGCTGAAAAATTTCTCGATGCGGGTTTTGGCGATGGGGAGTGCGTATTCGTTGAGGCCGTTGACGCTGGCGGATTGGACGGTTTCCTCCACATGCCAATCGCTGGCCATGGCGATAGCGACGGCCTCGGCTTTGTCGTTCATCGAGACGGAGAGCGGTTGAGGGCGGATGCGGGTCTTGCCCAGCGAGAGCGCAATGCCGAGTTGCTTCTCGAGCGACTCGACACTGGATTGGTATTGGGCGAGCTTGGCCTTGAGGGCATCCACTTCGGTTTTGTGGGCTTTGCCCGCTTGCTCGCGGGCAATCGATGACCAAGATGTTTTCATGCTTCTTCCTCCTGCTCGTCTTCGGTTTCTTCTTCCTCTGTGGGCCAGAGGATTTCTTCGGCTTCGCGGGCGATAGCGCGGACGGCGTGGCTGTTCCCGAACTTAAAATCCATATCGAAGGTCGTTCCGGCGTCTTCCCAACTCACCACGCAGATGCCGCAGTCAAAATGCTCGGCGAGGAGCTGGCAGACTTGGAGCATTATGGCTTCGCGGCCTTTGGGTATAAAGTTTTTGCGGCTCATGCAAAGATGTCCTTTCCTGCGGCGACTCGTTCGCGCATTTCGGCGAGGGTGTGGCCAGTTGGCACTTCGTAGTGCGGTGTGTCTTTGAAAGACTTGAAATCCCCTCCCCATGTAAGGCCGAGGCTGCGAGAGGCTTGGCCGATCTCGGTGTAGATGGGTGAGTCGGTGAGGTAGCTTTTGCCTTTGAAGAGGCCGATGTCCCATGCGGTGCCAAAGTTGTGGTTGCTGTGTCCGGCGCGGGCGTTGGTGACTTTTGGGCCTGCGGCTGTTCGCCCTTTGGCGTAGAGCGCGTCTTGCTCGGCGTAGCTGCGCAGGCCGCTAATGATGCGGACGATGAGGCCGTGCTTGGCGGCAAGGTCGAGCGCGAGCCGCATGAACTCTCGCGCACGCGGCTGGACGGCCGGGTGCAGCGTCGAGATATTCCGCTCGGTGCGCTCGTCGAAAGTCATTTGCTCGAGGTGGGCGCGGGCAGCTCGGGGAGCTGGTAGCAGAAATTTCCGTAGTCCGTCTTGACGCAGAACTGCGGGGAGCCGATGCCTGCGCAGCCGCCGAGGAGCAGGAGGGCTCCTACGGCGAAGGCGCTGGCCAGCAGGGCGGTGACGATCTGGGTGGGTTGGATCATTTGGTTTCCTTTCGGAACACTTCGATGAGGCCGAGGACGGCCGCTACCGACGCGGCGATGGCGTTGACCTGGGCGGGCTCAATGGTGAAGCCGACCAGACCGGCGAGGATGGCGAGACCACGAAAGGTGGACGGTTCTTTCAGGCGGGCGAGGATGTTATTCATAGGGGATCATTGGGGTTGGTGGGGTTGGTGGGGTTGGTTTTGCGATTGCGGAGGATGGCGTAGAGGGAGGCGAGGCCGACGAGGCAGCCGATGATGAGCGAGGTGACACGCAGCCACGCTTCGACTTCCGGCAGCATGCTCACTGTGAGCCCGCTGGTGGTGGCCAGCAGGCCGGTGAAGGTGGCGGTGGCGTGGTGCGTGTCCATATTAGCTGAGGGCGGCTGCGAGCTGGGCTCCGGTGGTGGCAACGGTGCTGCACTGCGCGAGGCGGTCGGTGACGAGGGCATCTGTCTTGGCCTTGATGGCGGTGATGTCTGCGGCAGGGATGTTTGCCGGGGTGGCGCGGGTGGTGATGGCGGCGTCCACTCGCCCAAGCTCCACCGAAAGCTCCGATCTCACCTGCGAGGCT